AAACGTCTCCAGATGATGTATTTAATAATTCTATTCAATACATTACATGGGAAGGAATAGACGGCGTAACTACCCCAACAATCCCAGCAAACAATCCGATGATAAATTGCGTTAATGACAGCATGGCTAATTATACATTTCCAACCAGCTATTCTCGAATATATATCAATTCATCAGATGTCGTTGCTGAGCTAGAGATAACATTTCTAGAGCAAGGGATTAAGTAATGAGCAGGTCCAGAAAAATGGATATGTATAAAGAATCCGAAGGCGGACGCAAGTGGATTAAAGGCGCACATATGAAAACTGGTGCACTGCATCGTGAGTTGCAGGTTCCTCTGGATAAGAAAATTCCATCAGGAAAGCTGCATAAGGCGCTTCACTCAAGAAGTCCTTTGGAACGCAAGCGAGCTAATTTAGCAAAAACTTTAGAAAGCTTTCATCACTAGGGTTGTTAATGGATGGGTAAATGTCAACATCAGGAACGTATAATTTTGGCTCTCCTCAAAATGTGGAAATTATAACCGAGGCTTACGAGCGGGTCGGTGTAATTGGCGATATTATTACGCAACAAAAATTGACACAGCCTTACGTTCTATTAACTTAATTCTACAGTCTTGGATAAACGAAGGGCTAAACCTATTTACGGTCAAGCAGGGAATGTTGTCGCTTGTTAGCGGTCAATCTGCGTACATGCTTCCAGATAGCGGCGTTGATATATTAGAAGCCACCATTAGAACTTCTTCGAGAAACCTAGGTGGGACTCCAGCATCTAGCCTGATGGAGTGGCAGGAAACGCATTTGACAACAATCCATTAACCGCTTGTACGCAAACAGCACCAAATGGAAACATATCTTATAGCTGGGGCGTTAATGGCAACTTTTATATCTCCATGCTGGGTATCACCTCGTTTGTAAATAACACATACACGATTCAGCCGGAATACTCTGTTAACAGTGGCGTGACATGGCTGCCATGCCCAGGATTTACGCCTGTTGCAAAAACATTCGCTCAAAATACATTGGTTTGGTTTGTTATACCTGTTCCCGTTCCTGCCAGTAGTTTCAGGATACGCGAAATAGGCGGAAGCACTTTAAATATAAGTGAGCTTTACTTTAACACCAATGTTAACGACACATCGATTTCCAGAATATCTAGGAATGAATATATCGCCGTGCCCAATAAGAATCAAACAGGTACGCCTACAAGCTTTTGGGTGGACAGACAGATAAATCCCGTTGTTTATTTATATTTAACGCCAAATTCAACATACAACAACATGTATTACACCTATACGCGTCAAATACAAGATATTGGCTCGATGATTGATACCGCAGAGATTCCAGCAAGATTTCTAGAGCCATTGTCCTCTGACTTGTCGGCTCGTCTTTCAATCAAAGAGGGAAAGCTCGATAGATTTCCGATACTAGATGCCCAGGCAAAACAGTCGTACCTAAAAGCTGGAATGGAAGATAGAGACAGAGCGCCGTTAAATATGCGCGGCACTTATCGGGGGCTCGATGAGTAATCCTAAAGGTAAACATGTCATTGTTGATCCAGACCGTCCGCTCGCTCTAGGAATCTGCGATGCCACAGGCTTTGTGTTTAGACATTGCGATTTGGTTAGGCAGATGGAGTGGCGTGGAAACGCGTTAACGTGGACACGCTTTATGGTTGGCAGACCTTATCTCGATAAGCCTAATGAGCAGCTCAGGGTGCCGTTATTACAGCCTGACCCTATACCCATAAAGGTTCCACGAGGGCAGCAGCCTTCTAGCGTTTCTTGGTCTAACCAGGGCGTTCCATGGAGTCAATTAGAGGTCTTAAATTGGTCTAGCTGGGGTGGGACGGAAGACGGTGTTCTAGCGGCTACTGAGGCTCAGCGGGTGACATCTTTACAAACGGGCAATCCTGCGCCAACGCCATCTGTAAATGGAGGCGCTCAGCAACCGCCTGAATTAACGCAAGCTCAGATTCAACAATCTCTGCAAACTTTTAACTGGGGGGTTTAATTATGGCTAATCTAACGCTGCCCGCGCCACAGTCTAGCTTTCAAGGCTTATTAAATCTTTCGGAGTTGGCTTTGGGTTTAACGCCGGTATTGCAAGTTGTGCAAGATGGTCTTGGGAATAATTCACCAATTTCATTGTCTACGCTTTCTTTCAAGATAAACACATCGATGGGTGGGTTTTATATCAATGACCAACAATTGTTTTCAACGCCTGAGCAAATTGACGCTATCTGTATATCCGGTTCTTTTATAGATTTTACTACCGCAATAGAGATTCCTGTCGGAACAACCGCGCAGCGGCCAAGCTTTCCTGAAAACGGCGCCATTAGATACAACAATCAAACGCATGAAGTTTGAAGGTTTTAAAAATGGCGCTTGGGATGCAATTTACTACTACTTAAGGAATATATATATGTCAATAAATTTAAGGGCACCCTCTGCAACAGCGTCAAGTATGCTTATTGCTGACAATGTAAACCAAAATTCAATCAATGGTTCTCCAGATTGCACGGGAAGGCCAACCTTGGCTGGCGGTAGCCCTGTCAGCGCTGCGCTTGAAATACAGTCTAAATTAGGCGGCGTTCTTATGCCAAGAATGACAACCGCTGAAATTAACGCATTAAATGTCACTGACGCAATGATGGTTTACGACACAACGCTTGCGCAATTCAAATTCAGGCAGGGTGGTGCTTTTATTGCGTACAACACAGGCCCTGGCGCCGGGTATGGGCCAGGTGCTCCAACGTACCTGCAAGATACGGTTCTTGCGGGAACGAATAATGTATCTATGGGAACTCCGCCTGCTGTTTTTGGAAATGGCGGAATGCGCATAGTCGCTATTGGCGATGAAGTTTTACAAAGCAATACATTTGGCCTGAATCTAACGGCGATTGGGTATCAAGCTTGATAGGCAATACGAGCGGTTCTGATAATACTGTAATCGGCCAGAGAGCAATGATTCTTAACACGGTCGGACAAAATTGCACGGCAGTTGGGTCTTACGCATTATCTAACAGTGATGCAGATAATAACACTGGGATTGGCTATGTCGCTCTAACAGGAAATATATCGGGCCTTAGAAACAGTGCTTTGGGCTCTTTTTGTTTGGCATCAAATATTTTTGGCGATGATAATACTGCGGCTGGATACAGGGCGCTCGCTTTAAATGCAAGCGGACAAAATTGCACGGCGATTGGTAGTCATGCTTTAGAAAACGGTGACGGTAGTGACTGCACAGGGATAGGATTTAATAGTTTATTTAGCAATACTGCGTCTAACAATACAGCGGTAGGAAGCAATTCAGCAAATAACAACATTACCGGAGTTCATTTAACGGCAATTGGGTACTTAGCTTCGTCAAATAATATTAATGGAGATGACAATACATCGCTTGGGTACAGGGCGCTTCTTTTTAATGTATCTGGCCATAACTGTACGGCGATAGGCTCTGAGGCTCTTTTGGGTAATACGGCTAGTGACTGTACGGCGGTTGGATTCAATGCTGGAATAAGCAATACAACAGGAATAATAACCTCAGTGGGTTCTGCGGCAGCAGGCAGCAATACAACAGGCACTAGAAATACAGCGTTCGGACGCTTTGCGCTTCAATCCAATTCAACAAGCGATGAAAATACGGCAGTTGGTGATAGCGCTCTTATATCATCTACTGCATTCGGAAATACCGCTGTCGGTGGGCGTGCTCTTTTTAGCACTACAACAGGCACTGAAAACACAATGGTTGGAAGGAATTCGGGGTACTCTAATATAACCGGGTCTTACAATACCGCTGTTGGTTCTGCTGCAATGCAGCAGACTTCTGGGACGGTTTCAAATAATTGTGCATTTGGATACACTGCTTTGTTCGCTGTTGGTGGGGACCAAAATTGTGCGTTCGGGAACGAAGCTCTTTATCAAGTAGGGGTCAACGACACCGACAACTGTGGTTTTGGTCATCGCGCAGGCGGGATTGCAGCTACAGGGAGTCAATGTTCATTTTTTGGCTCTTTAACTGGGGATACGTTTGGTGTAAATAATTTAACCAGATGCTCTTTCTTCGGATATAACTCTGAGCCAGGCGCTCCCGGCCTCTCTGATGCTTGCGCGATAGGCGCTAATTCCGTTGTTTCTGTATCAAACGCAATCGTTCTTGGTAATTCTGCATTGCCTACAAAAGTCGGAATTGGGACAAATAGCCCAGAGAATGCTTTGCATGTCAAAGGGGTCTCTCAGTTCCAAGGGATAACCGTCGGATACACAGGAAGCAGTGTAAAAAAATCTCAGAATGGTGTAACGACAACTGGCGCTGGAACGGCTACGATTGATTTTCCAATATCAATCACAACTCCAAATATAACCTCTGTGAAGGTTAGAATCGCCGTTATGAATACTGCTGGAACCGCTTCAGGTTATGCAGAATCCCAAGCAGCCGCATTCTGGAATGGCGCATCTACTGTGTTAACTGGAGCAGCGCCCGCTATTTCTTTCACAAATACAGTAGGGTTTACAGTTTTAGCTGCATGGTCTTTGTCTTTAAATAATTTACGACTGACTGTGACAGGTGTTGCCGCAAATAATGCTGTATGGGTAGTGGCAAGCGAATCGTTCTTAACAACGAATACGGCAGCATAGGCATAAAAAATGGTAATGACATACACAAGTCTCTTTAACCAAGTTGTGAGTTATCTCAATAGGAATAACGATCAAAGTACGGACGAGCAAATCCCTAACTTTATCTATCAAGCGCAACAGTACTTATCGTTAGCCTGTAAAACAATAGGTGTAGAGTCTTCTGTCGTTGGTGTTTTTATACCTGGGCAATCTGTTTATCAAAAGCCTGCAAACTGGAGACGTAATATCTCTATGAATGCAGGCTCTGGAACAAACTTTAATACCCGAAATCCTATATTGCTCAGGACGTATGAATTCTTACGCGCCTATACGCCAAATTCAGCAGACGCAACAAAAAGGGCTTTTCCTAAGTTCTATTCAGATTATAGTTTTTATAATTTCTTGGTAGCGCCAACGCCAGACCAAGCATACCCATTCGAATACATTTTCTTACAGATTCCAGACCCTGTAACAGCGGCAAATCAAACGAACTGGTGGACGAATTTTGCGCCGCAACTATTGCTTAATGCAACATTGTTAGAGGCGATGTATTTCCTTAAAAACGATGAGCGTATTGAAGCATTTAAGGCTGCCAGACAAGAAGGCGTTGACCTCATAAACCAACAAGACGATATGCGAATCGTTGACCGCTCAAGCGCAAGGCAGGCTGACTAATGTCTAACCCAGATAAAATATTTCCAATCATGAGTCAGCCAGGCGTTCAGCGGGACGGAACGTCTTTTGATTCGTCAAGCTATACCGATGCGCAATGGTGCAGATGGTACAGCGGTCGCCCACAAAAAATGAATGGCTACAATAAAATGATTAGTTGGGACACTCATGTTCCACGTGGAATATTTGTCGTACCTAATGCTCCGTCATTTAACATATACGTTGGCGATGCAGAATCCTTGAAATATTTTCCAGCTGATAACATTACGGGCCTAGCTTTAGGACCTTTGGTCACAAGAACGCCCGCTTTATTTAATGCTAATCAATATAACTTATGGTCTTTCGACACCATGTATTCCAGTACAGACAATGGTGGAATCTTGGTAGCCATGGCAACTCAAAGCTTATATGCCATAGACCAAGTGGTTGAGTCGCCCATATTTTACGGTGAACTTTTAGCAAATACGCCGCTTATTGAAACTGGATTCTATACTAGTGGCGGATTTATTGTTCTTCATCCGTATCTACTTATTTTTGGCAATGACGGCCGTGTTCGCTGGACAAAGGCGAATAACCCAACAACCCTAGCACCATTCGCTGACGCTAGAGTTACTGGTAGCAAGATTGTAGCGGGATTTACCACCAGAGGTGGAAATTCTTCGCCTGCTGGCATCTTGTGGAGCCTAGATAGCGTTATACGTGTTACGCAAGTTGGAACGACAGAGATTGAATTCAAATTTGATACGGTTACGTCTGAAAGTTCTATTTTATCAAGTAGAGGGGTTATTGAATATGATGGTAATTATTATTGGGCTGGCGTTGATAGGTTTCTTTTTTACAATGGAGTAGTTCAAGAGTTGCCGAATTCTATGAATTTGCAATACTTCTTTGATAACTTAAATTACGCACAACGTCAAAAAGTCTGGGCAACAAAATATACAAAATATGGTGAAATATGGTGGCATTACCCTTCTGGAAATAATACAGAATGTGACAGCGCTATCATCTATAACGTAAGGGAAAAGGTTTGGTACGACACCAAAAGCTCGCGATGCTGCGGCTACTTCAATCAAACATTTACGCGGCCTATTTGGGCAGACAGTAACCCTACAAATCCCCCTATTGATACTCGATATATTATTTGGCGTCATGGTGTGGGCGTAGACCAAGTGATAGATGACGTACATACCGCTATTCAATCTAATTTTGAAATGAGCGTGATGTCTTGGGTTGCGGATGGTCCAGGCGGCCAGAATGTTGCAACAGATAAAACGCTTTTCGCCTATAGATTAGAGCCTGATTTCGTTCAAAAAGGCGCACTAACTTTGACTGTAAAAGGAAGGAAGTATGCGAATTCTGTGGAACTGGGGCCTCAACCGGCCTATAGGTTTAGCAAAGATCCAGATTCTGTCGATTTTAAAGAAAAAATAGACTTGCGAGAACAAAGGCGTCTCATGACTTTAAGGTTCGAGAGTAGTGAAATTGGTGGATATTACCAAATGGGAAAATGTTTATTGGTGCCAAGAATGGGAGATACACGACCATGATTATGCCATCAAAAGATATGCCATTAAGCGTATTCGCCAATTCAATGGTAATAGATTTTCCTTTAGACAATATCGTTACGTCTGTAACTGATGACGACTGGAAATCGTGGGGAAGCATTCTTATTCAAGAAGCCTCATTCGCAAATAACGGTGCCCCTAGCCCTTATGGATTTGAAACCAGATTCGAATGGGAGCAAGCACTTTTCAATTCAATGGCGTCATTTAGTTAGGAGAAATTATTTATGTTCAGTATGTTGGGAAATTTAGGGAAAAGCTTTTTGGGCGCTGGCGGTGGAAACATGCTCGGCAGCCTATTTGGAGGCGGCGGCGGCGGCGGCGGTGGTGGCCAAAGTAGCGGTGGATTCGGCGGTGGAGGCAGTGGCGGATACGGCGGTGGAGGTAGTGGCGGTGGTTTGGGCGGTATGCTCGGCTCTATCGGGAAAACATTTGCACCATTGATGGGAACTGCTGGAACAGCACTTGGCACTATGTTTGGTGGTCCCGCAGGCGGAATGCTAGGCGGAACATTAGGGAATATGGCAAGCAGTATGTTTGGTGGAAATGACCAACAACAAGGGCAGCAACAAGGCCAACAACAAGGTCAGCAACAGTACGGTCCACAGCAATCATTCGGAAACCAAATGGGCACGTCTTTTGGAAATGCAATGAATCAAGGCATTAATCAATACATGCCACAGCAACTGCAAGGGCAAACATTTGGAAATATGGGTGGCGCATTAGGCGATTACTTTGGCGGTAAGTTTGGACATCCAAATGCAGGCCAAGCGATTGGTAATATGATGAATCCTTATATTCAAAATACATACCGCAAGGAATGCGTGATCAACAATGGGCAACCTAGGTGGATACGCGGGCCAACAAATGGGCCAACAGTTTGACCAAGGAATGCAGAGCCGTGGCTTCAACCCTTCCATGGGCGGCGGATACGGCGGCCAACAACAAATGCAGGGCGGCTACGGCGGACAACAGCAGTCTTATGGGCAACCGCCATCTTACGAGCAATCGCAATCCTATGGCGGTGGTCAAGAGGATTACAGCGGAGCGCCTCAAGCGCCTGAAGCGCCACCGCTGGGTGATTTAGGAAATTACAATCCTGGTCGAGCGCCACAGTTTAATCAAGGTGGCGGCGGATACGGTGGAGGGCAACAGCAGCCACAAATGAGGCAACAGCAGTACGGCGGCCAGCAGTCTCCCGACAGGAGCAACATGCTAAGCCAGATTAGAGGCTACCAAAGAACTCCTGCCGCACAAGGTGGCGGCGGATACGGCGGACAGCAACAGATGCAGCCCCAAAGCTATGGCGCACCTGAAGCGCCACCGCTGGGTGATTTAGCAAATTACAGCCCTAGCAGGAATTCTGCTCCTGTGATGAGCGGTCAAGGCGGAGGCAGTAATCGATTTGGGATGTCTTCTTCTGCGCACCCTGCTCGTGGAAACATGTTTGACGAGATAAGAGGCAGGGGCGGTGAAGGCAGAATGGGCTTGCGTCCAGCTCAGACAAGGGCAAGTAGCGCATACCCTAGAAACGAAAGTGATGACTTCATGGGGCGCATGATGGCTCAAAGAAGAAACGCTATTGAGCCAAGTAGGCCCCAAGGAAATCTGTCAAGCGGGAGATATTAATTCATGAAACAGCAAGCACAATATCAAAGCCTAAAAAAGCAGCTTCTATGCTGAGGAAACGCGGACAAGGCGGTGACTCTGTGCTTGCGCATATCAGCCCAGAAGAAGCGCGATACATGCAGCAACATTTTGGAAATGATGTTAACCCTTATACCGGGCTACCTCAGTTTGGTTTCTTTAAGAAAATTGAGAAAACTTTCAGGAAGCCATTCAAAATGATTGCTCCTGTTGCTGGTTCTATCATAGGCGGGATGCTTGGCGGCCCTGCTGGGGCTGTAGCAGGCGGTTCGTTAGGAGGCGCATTAACTTCTAAAAACCATATGTTAGACCACGCATTAGGCGGTGGCCTGGTAGGTTTAGGTCACGGAATGTTGTCCCCTATGATTGGCAGAGGTTTGGGTCTTGACCCAGGCTCTATGCTGGGGAAGGTCTCCATGATGGGAAGTCACGGCCTTGGGGAACAGCTTGGGCTGGGCGCCGGAATGTCATCCTTGTTTGGCGGGAGAAGAGGTTCGTCTGGCGGCCAACAAGGACAGCAGGAAGGCGGTATGGACGCTGAAGGTGGCGGTAGCGAGGGAGGGTTCGGCGGTATGGGCGGATTGCTCAATACGGGTCTCTTGGCAGCCACAATTGCAGGAACGCTGGGCGGCAGATCGCGAACACCTGCTTATGGAACACCTGAAAATGAATCTATGCAGCAAGCTCAGGAGCGTAACCGGCATGTTTGGGGTCCTGAGCACGCTTATAGACCGCCCGTTATACGAAACGAGCAACCTAAAGCGCCGCCAAGAGGGTATAGGGGTTCACGATGGAAGTTTTTCCCAACACCCGAAGAGCAGCAAGAGCAGCTGCTTAGAGTTAACGAAGAGATGGCTGAGCCTGGATATGCGCAGCGTTACGCAAAAGGCGGTCGCGTAAAAGGGTATTACCATGGAAGTGATGGCGGCCAATCTGATAAAATACCTGTTGATTTACCGGAAGATTCTTACATTATGGATGCGACCACCGTCAGCTTAGTTGGCGATGGAAATTCTATACATGGCGCCAAGCAAATAAGAAAGTTTCTTGATGGTTTTGAGAAGAACGGTATTTCAAAGGACGAAGGGAATTATGCGAATGTTAAAGCGCTAGTTTCACCGTCTGAGATGGAAGTTAGCCCAAAAGAAGTCAGAGCTCTGGGCGGAGGCAGCATTAAAAAAGGGGTTCAAAAGCTTGATAAGCTAAGGAACAATCTTCGAAAACACAAAGGTGTTAAGAAGTTTTTGCCTCCGAAGTCTAAACCGTTAATACAATATTTGAGGTGATATTATGCCAATAATGAGCAATGTACAATATGAGACGCTCCCGCCTTTCATGCAGCAACAATATCGTAACATGGCTGATGAAGCAGAAAGAATTGCGCGACAACCTTTCAGAGACTTTCCGGAGAGAAGGATAGAGCGGGCACCTGATGATATTGTAAATGCGCACAACATGGCGAGGGCAGGTGTTGGAGCAGAGCGGGGATTATTAGGGGCTGGCGCTGAAGCGGTAGGCAGAGGAATGCAGCCTTTTACGCAACATGTTCAAGAGTACATGAATCCATACCATCAAAATGTTGTAAGACAAATTGCGGAAGAAGGAAACAGAAACTTTACAGAGAATGTTCTTCCAGCTTTAGAGGCGAGATTTGTTCGTTTAGGTCAGCATGGAAGCGCAAAACATCAGCAATTAAGCGAGCGTGCAGCCAGAGATTTACAGCATGAAATAATGAACCGTCAACAGCAAGCTTTATCTAGCGGATACCAACAAGCGGGCCAAATGTATAACGCTCAGCAAGCTAGAAACATGGAAGCAGCAGGCCAATTCGGGAATCTAGCAGCTGCTCAGCAAGGCTCTAGGCTGGCGGATATTGCGGCGCTTGAAAATCAAGGCAGATATCAGCAGCAGCAAGGGCAGGCAAATAGAGACGTCATGTATCAGAACTTCTTGCGCGAGCAAGAGCATCCACTGCACCGAGCGCAGTTCCAGTCTGCAATGATGCAGGGCATGCCAGCGCAGGGCATTAATCAGTCTTACTATCAAACGCCAGCGACACCACAAATGAACGTATTGGGTCAACTAGGCCCATTAGCAGGTAACATCTGGGGCACTCGGATGGCGGCGGGAAGGTAAATGCCAGGACAAAAATACCCATACGCGCAATATGTTCCCTGGCGAGACCAATACGCTACAGTGTATTCCAGTGGCGCCCCTCAAACTTTTAGTTATGATAAACCGCTAGGTATCCCGCTTACTGATACTAAATACGGTTTTACTAGAGAAGAATACACTCAAAATCCGGAGCATTACCATCAGATGGGGGTCCAGCGCCCTGTTGCGCAATCTTTTTCTGTTGCCCAACCTTCTAGACAGCAAGAGATAGCCGCCTTAGCGCAATCTTTACCAGATTTACCGAAAAAATCTGGCGCAGCTAGAGGGATAAAGAAAGCAGTCTATAGGGCGCCTCCACAGATTTCTCCTGCGCAGATAAATGAATTATCAGAGCAAAAACAAGCGTTAGAAGCGTTAGCGGCTCCACCTGTTTCGGCGCCTGTTAATGAAACACCAGTTTCTGCGCGCCCAAGAACATTAGAAGGAATTTTTAGAGGACTTAAGAAGAAAAGCGCTCAAGTAGCTGCGGTGCCACAGATTTCTCCTGCTCAGCGAGTGGAATTGCAAGCTCAGGCGCTTCAGGCGCCTCCACCATTCCAAATGTCGGCACCCCAAAGGTATCAGCCAGAAGGTCAGGCTGAGCAAGCGCCTGCACCACAACAATATGCTCAAGAAATATTTCCCGAAGACATTCTTCAGGAACGGGAACCTAATGAGCCTGAAGTAAAGCATAGGGCAGAACAGGCCCGGCAATCTTTTGTGCACGTGCCAAAAGACCCTGCTCTTAAAGAGTTTCCTAGGATTGGGCCGCTTTCGTTATTGGGCACAAGATCGCCAAACAATTATTATAAAATATTGGAAAAAACTCCATATTATAGCGATCCACAACGTAGCCGTGCCCCTGGGTATTATACAAATAAAAAAACAAATCAAAAACGATTACGAAACTATAGCGAAAAAAACAAGAAGAAGACGCTTTAATGAGCGGCCAATGGAACGGTCTAACTGGACCTCAAAGAGATGCCGAAAGAGAGAGAATACGGAAAACCTAAGTTTTGACAGACATATGTCATTAAAGCAAGTAGATTTTCATAGAAACAATAGCCATGGTTTCGGTAAATATCAAGAAAGATGGTTTGGGCTTTCACCTGCACAAAAAGAAGAAATTATTGCTCAAGAACCTGATTTAAAGCAAGAGCGCAGAAGATTAGCTGCTGCTGGCAGACAAGAGCAGCAAGCGCAACAACAGCTTGCACAATGGCAGGCTTTACCGCCAGCAGAAAGGCAACAGATTTCAGTAAACCAGCAGGTTAATGATTTGATTAATAGGGCACAGTTAAATCAACAGCAGGAACTTTTTTCACCTCAGCAATTACAGCAGGAAAATGTTTCGCCGATGATTCTTCAAGAAATTATGAACAACTCTCGGAATCAACAGACAAGGTACGTGCCTACAAGACCACGCAGAAGCGTTAGCGATAGGGTAATGAGCAGTTTCGACCCTAGAATGTTTAGCCCTGAATTTATACCGGAGGAAGGAAATGGGTATTAGAGAAGATATGGAAATTCTGAAATTCCTACAGCAGAAATCTGCCGCCAGACAGGGTGGCATGAGCCAACAGATGCCTATGATGCAACAAATGCCCATGATGCAACAGCCGCCGATGGGCGGAATGCCGCAGGAAGAGCAAGGGGGCGCACCGTCTATGCAAGACATGCAAGAGATGGAACAAATGATGCAGCAGGAGCCCCAACAACAGCAACAGGCACCTCAGCAGCGGAATCCATTAGAAGCTGGCTCTAGGGCCGCTGTTGAGGCTTCTAAGCGCTCTATTGAAATGAATGAGAATGAAAACAGGCGAGCGCTAGGTCGCGCAATGATTGGCATGATGTCTGGCATATCGCAAAGCCCTAATTACGGTCAGGGACTGGCTGGAAACCTTGGCGCTATTAACGCAGGGTTTGCGCCAGCTTTGAGCGCGTATGATGCTGAGCGCGATCGCATTATGCAGATGAATCAGCAGCTAGCTATGCAGCAGAAGCAAGAGGCGGCACTTGCGCGGCAGGAAGAGCGCAAGATGAAGCAGATGGCGCACGAGATGGATATGGAAGGTAAAAAGCTTAAAGTTTCCGAAGGCTACCTTGGTTTAGAGCGTGCGAAGCGTGAAGACGAAAGAAAAGAGCATGAAGAAATGTCTAAGCCTGGCGCAAAGATTCCTTTATCAAGCTAGGAAAGAATCAATGGGGTCAAGCTCAGAAAGAAATAAAAGATTATATCGATAAAGGAGAGGCGTCTCACCATGCTTTAGAAACAATCCGACATGTTAAGA